TCGCCGGCCCACGCTATCAGTTCATCGATGCGGGGGAGGATGGCTGCGATTTCCGCTTCATCCAGGTTGGCGGGCATCTCAAAATCGTACTGAGCCATTTCGAGGTTATATTCCGCACGCTTGCGGCAGGTTGTCTTCACTGCGCAGAACTGGCAATGGTCACCGGCTTTGAATTCGCCTTCGCCGTTATATGCCAGGGCTGCTGTGGGCTTTAAGAATGTTTCCGCCCATTGCAGGAGATCCATTTTGTCCATCGTGCAGGTGCTGATATTTCCGCGGCGGGGCTGGAAGATCGTCATCTTGACGGTTTCGATATCATAGATCCCGTCATAGATATCCAGGGCTCCAAGTGCGTAGCACATCATCTGAGGGTTGTCATTGGCATCAACGAGGATGCCGAGACCATACTTGAAATCAATGATGTGAAGCACCTTGTCCGCAACGATCAGGCAGTCGCCGGTTCCGAATCCTTCCGGTACCCATCTGGAAAAATCCAGTCTCTGCTCAACGAGGACTTCCGGATCTTTGCAGTATTTTCTGGCTTCCTGAAGCTGCTCCATAACATAGGAACAATATTCATCAGTACAGTCGGTCATTTCTTGGTCAAAGTAGTCCAGGTCTTCCGTAGGATCGGGGGAATCCCTTCCGAGTGCTGCAAGAACCTTGTGTTCGCAGAGTGCGTGTGCATCAGTTCCCTGCTGGGCGTAGGGGCTGCTCTGGTTATCCGCTTCCGCACAGAGTTTTGCGCTGGGCGGGCAGTTCAGCCACCTGTGGCTTGCGGAGGCTGAGAGTAATGCGTGTTTAGGCATCCTTCAGTCCTTCCACTTCAGCGACCAATGCCGGGTAGTCTTTTGCATCGACGTCGGTAAGGCTGCCTCCGTTGCCATACTTTCTTACGATGTCCCTGACTTCGGCTTTATGCTTGCCGCCGTTTTCATTTGCCGTGCGGGAGAGCAGTGCGCGGACATCTTCCTTTGTATAGGTTTTTGTCGGTGGCTCTTCCTGCGGGGCTGCCTTCTGGGTTTTCTTCGCGGGTTTGGCAGCGGGCTTTTCTTCCGGTTCGATATCGCCTGAAGAGAACAGGGAGATCAGGGAGTCCGCAATGCTGATGATGATCTCACCCCCGCGCCTTAAATCCGAAAACAGTTCCGTCAATGTGTCTGTGACGGTGATGATCTTTTCTCCGTAGGTTTTCAGTTCGGAGAGTTCTGAAGATAATTCACTCATTTTTCCCATCTTGTCTTTCTCCTTCCGTTGACAGTTCATTTCTGAGTTTTACTGCGAGCCGCTTTGCCACGACGCTGATGGCTGTGAGGGTGTCGATAAGATCCTCATCTTCTGCGTCTAAGCAAGCGGTCTCTTCAATCATTTCTTTCTGCATCTGCAGCACCTTCCTTTCCGAGCGGCTTCCCTGCCGTTCTATCTGGTCTAAGTTCCCGAAAGCGACGTTTTCCGATTTTTCCGGAAAGTTTTTTGAAAAAGTTTTTTCTCTGTCCCTTTCACAAGGCATAAGTTCCCGGAAGACTGTTTTTCCGATGATCGGGCAAAAAAATTCGAGGTGGTCATTTGCTTATAAAAAGGAAGCGATTCGAGCCGGGAGAAAAATGTTGAAAAAAATCCGGCCAGAAATCGGAAACTGACCGGAATGGGAACTTAGACCCTTTGGAAGTCAAAAGAAGGCTTCAAAAAATACGAAAGGGGATGGTTCCGATGGGATAAGCGATTGTTGCAGAAAAGAAGAAGCTGGGTTAATCACAAAGATTTTTCGGGAGGAATAAGGATGCGTTTGATTTTACAGACAGCGAATGTATCCGGCGATCCGAAGAACTGCCTTTATCCGAATAAGGTAGAGGTCACGGATGCGGCCGGGATGAAGGAAGCGGTGAAGCTGGATCATGTATGTGCGGAATATAAGAAGAACTACCGCAATATTGATAACTTCATCTGCTCAAATGTGATCGTTATGGATTGCGACAATGATCACTCTGATGATCCGGAAGACTGGATCACACCGGAGAAGGTGGAAGAGCTGATGGGCGATTATTCCTATGCAATAGCATTCAGCCGCCACCACATGAAGGACAAGCCGGGCAAGGGAGTGAGACCGAGGTTTCATATTTATTTTGAAACGGACGGGATCACGGACAAGGATTTGTATGCCGGGCTGAAGAGGGGAATAGTGAAGAAATATCCCTTCTTTGATAAGAAGGCGCTTGATGCTGCAAGGTTCATTTACGGCGCGGATACCGGAGATGTGATCTGGCATGAAGGCTGGACAACGATTGACGAGGATATTCAGCCGGAATCGGATATCGATGAAGAAGATGACGCTGATGAATGGGATGGCGGCAGGACGGGCGGAGTGATACCGCAGGGATCCAGGAATAATACGCTTTCCCTTTTTGCAGGTAAGGCGCTTAAGCGTTTCGGAGAGACCGACAAGGCGAAGCAGATTTTTATGGAAGAAGCTGCGAAGTGCGATCCGCCGTTGGATAAGGAAGAGCTGAAGAGCATCTGGTATTCGGCGGTGAAGTTCTTTAGGAACAAGATCAAGGATCAGGAAGGATATGTGGATCCGGAGGATTACAACGCTGACTTCCAGAACGGATGCTACAAGCCCGGAGATTATTCAGACATGGGGCAGGCCAAAGCGTTGATCCAGGAATACGGGGATGTGCTCAGATATTCGGATGCCACGGATTATCTCCGTTTTGACGGGGATGCCTGGATTGAAAACAGACAGCTGGCGGTAGGCGCTATGGAAGAGTTCCTTGACCTGCAGCTTGCGGATGCGGAAGAATGCCTGGCTGCTGCAATTTCAGGATTGGTAAATGCCGGTGTGTCGGAAGAGGTTGTGAAGACAGGCGGCAAGGCTCTGGATAAGCAGATACCGCAGGGAAGCATGGGGCTGAAGTTTGCCCTGCAGGGTGCAAAGACCTATCTGGCGTTCGTCATGAAAAGGCGTGACTGGAAATATGTCGTTTCAGCATTGAATGTTGCGAAGCCGATGCTGGCGGTGGAAGTGAAGGATCTGGACAAGGATGAGAATTTGCTGAACACGCCGGAAGCGACTTATGACTTGCAGAAGGGACTTGATGGCGCAAAAGAACATGATCCGGAGGATTACATCACAAAACTGACAACCTGTTCGCCCGGTGATGAGGGGAAGGATGTCTGGGAGGATGTCCTTCAGCTGTTCTTCTGCGGGGATCAGGAACTGATCGATTATGTGCAGGTGGTGGTCGGGATGGCGGCTATCGGCAAGGTTTATCAGGAACATCTCATCATCGCATATGGCGGTGGAGCGAACGGAAAATCAACCTTCTGGAACACGATCGCCAGGGTGATGGGAACCTATAGCGGGAAGATATCCGCAGAGACACTGACCATGAACTGCAAGAGAAATGTGAAGCCGGAAATGGCGGAACTTAAAGGAAAGCGTCTCATTATCGCTTCCGAGATGGAAGAAGGAATGAGGCTGAATACTTCGGTTGTAAAACAGCTGTGCTCCACGGATGAGATCCTTGCGGAAAAGAAGTTCAAGGCGCCGTTCACTTATACACCGAGCCATACGATCGTGCTTTACACGAATCATCTTCCGAAAGTCGGTGCGAACGATGACGGTATCTGGCGCAGGCTGATCGTTATTCCCTTCAATGCCAAGATCGAAGGCGACAGCGATATCAAGAACTATGCGGAGTATTTGTATGAAGAAGCAGGTCCTTATATTATGCGCTGGATTATCAAAGGTGCGCAGAAGGCGATATCGATGAAGTTCAAAACGCCGCTGCCGAAGGCTGTGGAGGATGCTATTGAGGCATACCGCGAAGATAACAACTGGCTGGGGAGATTTCTGGATGAGTGCTGTGATGTCGATCCGGGATATAAGGAAAAGTCCGGTGAGTTTTATCAGCAGTACAGGGCGTATTGCATACAGACCGGTGAGTATGTCCGTAGCACGACGGATTTTTATACGGCTGTGGAGAAGGCTGGTTTCACAAGGCACAAGACCAATAAGGGGATGTTTGTCCACGGTCTGAAATTGAAGGACGGACAGGATTTTCTGTGATAGTCGGTGCTGGTCTATGGGTTGGATGACGGTCGGTGATAGTCATTTTCGATAGTCTGCCAGTCCTGAGTGCAGGTGGTGAAGGTCATTTTTATAAATGTTCCTGAATCTGCATGATTTTAAGAATGTTGGTTTTAAGCCAAAAGTGACAGTGGTGTTACTCAATATACATAAGTCCTTTAAGGGGATGTTTTTTGAGAATTTGCTTATAGGAAAGGTTGTATAAAGAGGTTCACCACCGTCACGGCGGCTTGATTTGATGGAGGTCTGCGATGCGTGAAAAAGACATTGAAAGAAAACTGGTCGATGCCGTGAAAAGGCGAGGCGGCATATGTCTTAAGTGGGTCTCACCGGGATTTGACGGGGTTCCGGACAGGATTGTTTTTCTGCCGGATCGGCATATCGGTTTTGTCGAGGTCAAAGCACCGGGAGAAGTTCCGAGACCGCTGCAGGTATCACGGCACAGGCTTTTAGAAAAATTCGGGTTCCACACCCACATTATTGATGGGGTGGAACAGATTGGAGGGATTCTGGATGAAATACAATCCACATGAATATCAGAAATACGCAATCGAGTTCATTAAGGAACATCCGATAGCGGCGATCCTACTTGATATGGGAATGGGTAAGACGAGCATTGTGTTATCCGCCCTGAATGAACTGATGTATGACAGATTCGAGGTGATGAAGGTTCTGATCATAGCACCGCTGAGGGTTGCGAGAAATACATGGTCTGATGAGATCAAAAAGTGGGATCACCTGAAAGGAATCCGGTATTCCATTGCGGTCGGAACGGCTGCGGAGAGGCTGGTGGCATTAAAGGCGGATGCGGATATCTACATTATCAACCGCGAGAATGTCCCCTGGCTGATCGAGGAAAGCGGCCTGCCGTTTGATTATGACATGGTGGTCGTGGATGAGCTTTCTTCTTTTAAGAACTGGCAGGCGAAGAGGTTCAAGGCGCTTATGAAGGTAAGACCGAAGATCCGGCGCATTGTGGGGCTGACTGGAACACCTTCTTCAAACGGTTTGATGGATTTATTCGCAGAGTTCAAGGTTCTGGACATGGGAGAACGCCTTGGAAGATTTATCAGCCAGTACAGGGTCAACTATTTCAAGCCTGACAGGATGAACGGTCCTATTGTTTATACCTACAAGCTGTTGCCGGGTGCAGAAGAGAGGATTTACGACAAAATCTCTGATATCACCATTTCCATGAAAGCGACGGACTATCTGGATATGCCGGAGCTTCTGAGTACGGAATATAGGGTCTATCTGGATGAAGATGAGCGTGAAAAGTACGAGGAAATGAAGGATGAGCTGGTTTTACAGCTTCCGGGAGGCGAGATCACGGCTGCGAATGCTGCATCCTTATCAGGGAAGTTATGCCAGTTGTCAAACGGTGCAATTTATGACGATGACGGTTCCGTGAACGCTTTCCATGAGAGAAAGTTGGATGCCTTGGAGGATCTGATCGAATCCGCAAACGGGAAGCCGATTCTGGTGGCGTATTGGTTCAAACATGACCTTGCAAGGATCACCGAGAGGATGAATAAGCTGAAGGTCGTTTATGAGAAGCTGGATTCCGACAAGAGCATTGAAAAATGGAATGCGAAAGAGCTTCAGGTCGGTTTGATACATCCTGCTTCCGCCGGTCACGGCCTGAACCTGCAATCAGGCGGAAATGTGATTGTATGGTTCGGTATCACATGGAGCTTGGAACTGTATCAGCAGACGATAGCCAGGTTATGGCGTCAGGGTCAGACTTCCGGGACAGTTACCGTGATTCATATCATTACTGCCGGAACCGTGGACGAACGTATCATGAAGGCGCTTTCCGCAAAGGACGATACACAGTCCCGGCTGATCGATGCCGTGAAAGCGGAGGTAAGTGCCTATGGCGGGAAATAAGAATCTGGCTGAGGATCCGTACGAGAGACTTGCCAATGCGATCATTCTTCAGGCGGTTGCCGATTACAGGGTGGCGCTGAAGAAGATAAAGGCGCATCCGAAGAATCGGGATGCCATAAATGAGGCTTTGGAGATTGAGAAGTTTTTCCGTTCCGGATGGTACAGTCAGCTGACAAGCGTGGACGGGAAATACCTGATCCGGAGGCTTCAGGAAGAAGTGAGACAATCAGAGTCAATCCGAGGGAAGAAAAATAAATCCGATCGGAGGTAGCTTATGAACAGACATCAACAGGCAGCCAAGAAATACTTATCACAGGCTTTCGGCCTGAATCAGAGGATAGAGAGCAAGCTGGGGCAGATTGAGGATCTGCATGACCTGGCGACGAAGGCGACGGTGACATATTCGGACATGCCGAGGAATCCGAACAAGGGTCATTCCCGTTTGGAGGACGCCGTGATCCAGATCATCGAACTGGAAACGGAGATCAACCAGGACATGATAAAGCTGGTGGAACTGAAGAAAGATATCATCCGCAGGATAAAGGCTGTGGAGAGTACAGAGCTTCAGACGATTTTGGAGCTGCGGTACCTGTCCTATATGAGATGGGAAGAGATCGCTATCGAGCTTGGGTACGGCATCGACAATGTATTCCGCCTTCACAGGAACGCCTTGGATGAAATCAAGATTCCGGAAACAATACAGTAAAATCAAGTTCGATACAGTAAGCCTATGTGATATTGTTAAGATGGCAAAAGTGAAAGATGAGGGCGCTGCACATCCAGTGGATGTGCGCTTAGCGCCGACCGGAGTGAAACGGAGACGCCGTTGCGGGAAGAACTGCAGCGGCTTTTTCTGTGGGAAGGAAGGTGGACAGATGCCGAGGAAACCGAAGAAGCCGTGCGCTTATCCGGGCTGTCCCAACCTGACGGATGGAAGGTACTGCCCGGAACACCAGAGCAAGGTGAACAGTGAGTATGAAAAGTATGGGAGAGATCCCCGGACAAAGAGGCGTTACGGGAGAGCATGGAAAAGGATACGTGACAAGTATGCTGCGGAGCATCCGTTCTGTGAGCTGTGCTTTGAGCGTGGGGTGATAGTCCCCACGGAAGAGATCCATCATAAGAAGCCGCTGAGTGAAGGTGGCACGCACGACCGGAGCAATCTGATCGCGCTGTGCAAGTCGTGTCACTCGCGCATACACGCGGAGCGGGGAGACCGATGGGGAAAGAGACCGGAGGGGGAGTGAAAATCCCCGCACGTATATTCTCCAGGGAACGGCGCGGGGGTCACACGCACAAAAAGAAGAAATCAAACGGGGTATTAACCCCTGCAGGGAATTGAGGTGAAGGAAGATGGCCAAAGACGGGACTATGCGCGGCGGCGCAAGGGTCGGTTCCGGCAGGAAATCAAAAGCCCTGACGGAAAAAATCGACAGCGGGCTTGCGGCGACGGTCATTGACCTTCCGGAGCCTGAAGACATTACCGGTGAGGATGTGCCGCCGGTGAAGGATTTTCTGAAAGCTGCTCAGAAGAGCGGCATTGACCTTTGTGCGGAGGATGTGTTCAAAAGCACTTTCCTCTGGCTGAAGGAAAGAGGGTGCGACCGGCTGGTGAACACCCAGCTGATCGAGCAGTACGCGATGTCGGTATCCAGATGGGTGCAGTGCGAGACCTGCATATCGGAATACGGATTCCTGGCGAAGCATCCGACCACGGGGGCGGCGATAACTTCCCCGTATGTGACGATGAGCCAGAATTATCTGAAGCAGGTGAACCAGTGCTGGTATCAGATCTATCAGATCGTGAAGGAAAACTGCTCTGTGGAGTACGGGAGCGCGAATCCGCATGACGACCTTA